TATGCCGACCCCGACTCAGACCCCCTCCACCGTCTGATCCAACGCGAGGACTGGGACGAGGTCCAGCGCTTGTGCCTCACGCTCTCCCCGCTCGAGGGCGAGGCGCTGGGCCTGTTCCTCGGCGACCTCAGCTATCGCGAGATCGCCGAGCGGATCGGCTGCACCACCAACACCGTCGACAACGCCCTACAGCGATGCCGGCGCAAGGTCTCTGAGGGCATGGCGGTGGCGGCGTGACTCCCGAACTTGAAGCCAGGATCAAGGGCGTCCTCACCAAGCTCGCCATACTCTCAGAGGCACCCGCTGGCGTGCAACCGCAGCTTTCGCCACCCCAGCGAGGGGAATCGGAACATGAGCGGTTGAAGAAGACTGACCAGATACCGCGTCGCCGTGTGAAGCCAGCCCGCCATTCGGAGTCAAGGATTCCTCAGGGTTTTCGCCTGAACCTCGATTCCGAGGGCCCCCCCGTGAAAGAACGATCGCTGTATGAGTGGTGGCTGTGGCGCTTCATTGATGCCGCCAAAGGCGAGACCACCGAGTTCGACATGTGGAAGCTGGTATGGCAAGCAGAACGCGACTTTATGGAGCGCCACTGCCGCGTGCCCCAGCGCGTCGAGCTTCGCAGCGGCGCGCTCACCGAGAATGACGCCACGGATGGCGGGGCTGCCGAGCGAGCCGCTGCCGAGCGTGTCGTTGAATTCTACGAGGGCGTTTCGGCGGCCGAGGTCGCCGTGCTTGAGTACACCACCGAAGCCTGGACGAAGAAGGCTCGACGGATGCACGGTCGGAACCCCCACGATGGCCGACCCGCGCCGGAGTTCCTCGACTGGGATGAGGAGCGGCGGACGCGGGAGGTGGCGGAACTTGCCGCTAAGGATCTCGGGGCGAAAGCGATTGGGAAGCGGCTCGGCGTCGACAAGAACACAATTAAGAAGTATCTACCGGCCGACCCAATCGCGGTCGCTGCATGAAACCTTGCGAGCCTGCAAATTGATCCGGGGGAACTGGTACGATTCCCCCGGTCCCTGTCCCTGGGAGAACTATGCCTAGGGTCCATCAAGGCGGTCACTCCAAGCGCCCGGTGCGCCATCTCGGCGATCCGGCGCTCACCGTCAAGCCGGGAAACTTGAGCAAAACGGTGGAGGGCGCTGCGGTCTACATCGTCGCTGCGCAGGAGACGGGCCGGGTCAAGATCGGGCGAGCCAAAGATGTTCGCAAACGGCTTGGCGCCCTGCGGGGCAGCTCGCCAGTCGATCTCGATTTGCTCGGGACTCTTCCAGGGGGTGCAGCAGTTGAGGCCTACCTTCACGCGAGCTTCGCCAGCCAACGCCTCCACGGCGAGTGGTTCGAGTTGACGACAGAGATAGCTGCGGTCGCCGAAACCGGCAAGCTGCCACCTGCGACGGTGGGCATCCAACTCGCAAAGCTCAAGGCCGACGGCGAGCTTTTCCGTCGCTTCGCCCTCATCGAGCAGGCGATTTCACAGGGCCGGGATACACCCTCGACGGTTGCCCAGACGGCCGGATGTTCCGTTGCTCAAGCCGAAGACGCGATGCGGAAAATGCTCGCCTTTGGCTTCATGCGCGGCAGCCGAAGTCCGAGTACCCAGATCACCCTCCTCGCTGCGTGAGCCCAGCCTGCAAGCTGGTCTGATGCAGCGGGCTTCCCACCCGCTGTCCGCCTCGCCGCCCATCGGTTTCGACCGTCGCGGCTAGAGGCAACCTGGACGACTCTCGCGGCTTGCTGCTTGGTCGTCCGCTGCCCGGTGTCTACCTGGGATCACCTTGGCATCGGGAGCCTTCGATCCCGCCACCACGCCTCGAAAGGAATTCGCTTAATGGCCCGCAAGGTCGGCAACCGCCGCGCTGTCTCCAAGCCGAAGTCCCGTAGTGCACTCGGCACCCGTGTGCCGGGCACCTCGAAGACGCGCACCCGCAAGGTCAAAGGCGGGACCCGCAAAACCCGGACCTCGGCATTCGCCAACAAAGCCAAGTCGAGCGAATCGTCCAAACGGGTCGGGATCTTCAGGGGCAAGGGCGGCCTGACCCGTCGAGCGGCCACGACCTCGACCGGCAAGGTCAGCCCTGGCCGGAAGTCGCGCACGACCACCCGAGGGGTAACGCGGACAAAGAACGGCGCCACGTCGAGTAAGCGAGTCGCTCGTACCCACATGAAGGGCCCGGCCGGAACTGGCACCCAACGGAAAGCCACCGCGAAAACCCGGGGCGGCCTGACGCGCACCGCCAAGGTCTCCAGGACCACGACGGGCACCGGCGCCAACCGCGTCACCAAGACCCGGCGTGTCATCACCCGCATAAAGAACGGCCGCACCGTCAAGCGCGTCGTCAATCGGGTCAACCGCGGCGGCAACGTCTCCGTCCAGAGCAAGGTCAAGGTCTCCGGCAGGGGCCCGCGCTCCACGACTCCGCAGACCCACAAGCCGATCGCGGTCCACAAACCCTCGAACCCCGGCATCGCCTACCACCAGGCCCTCGGCGGCGGACCGGCCAAGGTCACCAAGCAGAGCTCCGGCCTGAAGCGCGCCACTCGCGCCAAGAAACGCAAGCGGAAGTGAACCGCTACCGACTCGACAACCTCATCGAGGCAACCCTCTCCCCCAGGGGGCGAGAGAACCTCGGCCTTGCCGTGTTGGCCCTGAGCTGCATCGCGGGCATTGTCTTGGCGAGTCGGGCATGAGCTGGGTCCGTCGTCTTCGCCGCCGACGCCGTGCGGCCCTCGCCCCAGAGCTAAGGATGCTGCTCACGGCATCGGCAATCGCGCGAGCTGCGGCCACAGTGCCCGTTCAAGTGGACCTCTCCCTGCCGCTGAGCGAGACGAAGATCCGAGCGGCAATTGAGGCCGTGCACTACCCGGCATCTGCTCGCTGGCCCCAACGCCTTCCGTTCCTGCCATGAGCAAGCGCACCTGGGCAGTCATTTGCCGAGCAGGCGACGCACTGCTGCACCGATGGTCAGAGGCGGGCGATGATCGCGCACACGCTGAGCTGGCGAAGCGCGAAGCCCGAGCCGAACAGCACGATAAGACCGAGGACCCATGACCAAGCGCGTTTGCAAGGGGACGAACGCCGCAGGGAAGCCTTGCGGTGCGTCACCGCTGAAGGGCACCGACCGATGCGCGGCGCATCCGCTTGATCCGGCTTCGACCCGTTTTGGGAGTAGTGAGCAGGCAAGCGCCGCTGGAAGACAGGGCGGCCGTCCCAAGCTCCCGACACCCACCGAGGTCGCCCGCGATCTGATCGAGCAGAACATCGCGATCATCCTTCGCCCGCACTTCCGCACGCTCGGCTACGACGTCGAGACGAGCAAGCAGGGCGTGGTTCTCGTCCCGCTCAAGGGCGGTGGCGCCAAGCTCTACGGCGAGTCGCGTGACGGGGTGGTCCGCTCGAGCGAGTACGAGGACCTCGGCGCTCAGATCGCCGCCGCAGACAAACTTCTCGACCGCATCTACGGCCGCCCGAAACAGGCGACCGAGCTGACCGGCCCCGGCGGCGGTCCGATCGCGGTCTCCCCGAACGTGATCCCCGACCAGGAGGATTGGCATGCCGCAGTCCTCCGACTCGGCGAGCAAGTCGCCAGCAACAACTAGCCCGCTCCGCGCCCCGATCCGGCCCTCGCCGTACTGGCCGGACTACCCGCTGTCTGTGCCGCAGGGCACCTTCCTCGCCCTCAACCACGTCGAAGAGATCCTCTACGGCGGAGCTGCCGGTGGAGGCAAGACCGACGCGCTGCTCGACGCGGCTCTGCAATTCGCCGACATCCCCGGCTACAAAGCCCTTCTCCTCCGCAAGACCTTCACCCAGCTCTCGCAGGCATCAGGCCTGATCGATCGCTCGAAGGAATGGCTGAGCGCCGGCGCCAAGTGGAACGAGCAGAAGCACCGCTGGACGTTCCCGAGCGGCGCGATCCTCGAATTCGCCCACCTCCAGCACGAGAACGACCGCTTCAACTTCCAGGGAGCGGAGTTCGACTTCATCGGCTTCGACGAGCTGACGCACTTCACCGAGGCCGAGTACCTCTACCTCTTCTCGCGGCTGCGCCGCCGACAGGGCTCGCGGATCCCGCCGCGGATGCGTGGCGCATCGAACCCGGGCGGCAAGGGGCACCGTTGGGTCAAGCGCCGATTCATCGACCGGCTGCCGAACCCCGAGGATCCCGACGACACGCCCGAGAAGTGCGCTGCCCGCGTCTTCATCCCGGCGAAGCTGAGCGACAACCCCGGTATCGACCAGGTCGCGTACGCCTCGGCGCTGCAGCAGCTCGACCCGCAGGAGCGTGCGCAGCTCCTCGACGGCGACTGGGACGCACGACCGCCGGGACCGTGGGTCTTCGGCTCCAAGGACATCGACGCAGTGGTCGCCCGCGGCCGAGACTTCAACCGCATGCTCGGCCGGGGCAAGATGCCGCCGCCGACGATGCGCCTGGGTGGCCGCAAGGTCAAGGGCCTCGCCCTCGGCGTGGACTGGGGGGACTTCGCCACCCGCGGCCATGTCTTGTGGGAGCTGGAGCGCGGCGGGGTCTGGGTGCCACCGAGCGCCGTCTCGGCCAGCCGCAGCGACGTCGAGGACATCACCGAGGACTTGCTCGGCTCGGCCAGGCGCTACCCGTTCTGGCTCGCAGAGGAGCGCTACGACGCCTCCTTCGCCCAGTCCAACCGAACCTTTCGCCGGATCGCCGAACAGACGCTCGGCCGCCACAACCCCGTCAAAGCGACCGGGCGCCCGAACACCTACCCCGTTGCCTTCGGTGAGTACAAGCTGCTGACGGTCCGCTACCTGCGCCTGCTCATGCGCCGGACCCGCGAAGAGGAGACGACGCGCATCCTCGCCATCAGCCCCGAGAACTCCGAGCTGATCGAGCAGCTGCGCGACTACCAAGAGGACGAACTAGACCGCTTCCAGAAGGGAAACGACGACGCCGTGGACTCTCTCATCGCTGGCGCAGCACCGATCGCGCGCCACCACCGGAAGATGATCGAGGCCGAGGTGGAGAAGGCCAAGGGCCCGAGGGCGTCTGAGCTGTCGCCGGCGGCGCGTCGGGCCGCGGCCAAGGGTCGAGCGAAAGGCATCGGCCGTGGCTGACGCGATCGAGCGACTGCAAGCTCGCCTCGAGGGTTGCAAGACCTGGCCGCCCCAGAGCGAGCAGCGCGCCCGCCGCGAGATGCGCCTGCACCGGGCCTTCCGCGTCTCTGACCGCGACGTCCTTCGCCACGCGGTCGAATGGGACGAAGACCGCACCTACGTTGTGGACCCCCTCGGCGAACGCATCCCGGGCTGCTGGGCCGACATGATCTACGGCGAAGCACCGACCTTCACCGCCGCACAGGACTCCGACCAGGACGCGCTCGACGCGCTGGTCGAGGCCAACGCCGTACCCGACGAGCTGCAGGAGGCCGTCAAGCTCGCCTCGTCTGAGAGCCAGGCGTGGTGGCGGATCATCTCCGATCGCGACCTCTCCCACCCGACGATCGAGTGGCGCTCCCGCCTCGGCACCTACCCGCTGATGGCAGGCCGCCAGATTGCCGCCGTCGCCTTCGTCGATCGCCTGGAGTGCCCGAAGGGCGACAGCGATGAGAACGCGGTGTGGCGCTACGTCGAGTACCAGGAACCCGGGCGCGTGGTCAACATGCTCTACAGGGCATCCGGCGGGGCGGCCGAGAACGAGGATCAGCCCGACCGCAGCATCGGTGAGCCACGCGAGCTGGCCGACCACCCCGAAACCGCAGACCTCGAAGAGGAGTGGAACACCACCCTCGACGTGCTGCTGGCGGGGCGCGTGCTGAACGGCCGCGGCGCCAGCCCGACGATGGGCCGCTCGGACTACGCGGGCATCTCAGACTTCCTGCTGGCCCTCAACGAGGCATCGACGGTCGGCACCGAGAACATGCGGCTCTCCGGCAAGAAACGCGCCGTGGTCACGCCGGACATGCTCGACGACCAGGGCAACTTCCCCTCGGGCGCAGACGTCTTCGTTCGCAACCCGACCGATGGCGACCCCGACCAGAAAACCGAGTCGCTTATCCAGGTCGAGTGGGACTTCAACGCGGGCGCCCTGATCGAATGGGCAGAGCATCTCGCCGACATCGCGCTGACCCGCGCCCGCGTGGCGCCGCAGTTGGTCGGCCGCTTCACCGAAGGCGCACAGACCGGCCCCGCGCTCCGCGCCCGCCTCCTCGACTCCATCCTCGCCGCAGAGGGCAAGGCCCGCGCATGGGACGCCGAGATCCCCAAGATGCTCGCCGCCGCCCAGTTGGTCGACCAACTCGCCGAGGAGAACGGCGGCTTCGGCCACGACTGGAGCAAAGCGCAGGAGCCTCCCGCCATCGAGCGCAAGGACTCCCTGCCGATCGACGAGGACGAGCAGGTCGCCCGCATCGCCCAGGAGATCAGCGCCGAGATCCTCTCGCGGAAGACCGCGATCAAGGAACGCCACCCCGACTGGTCAGACGATCAGGTCGACGAAGAGCTGGCGGCCGTCGCCGAGGACGTGCACGCGAGTGCGCCGCCGGCGTTCGGCGAATAGAGACTTCACGGAGGGGCCGACATCGGCGAGTCAGGCCGGTTGCTAACCGCGTCAGGGTTCGCGCCCTTGCAGGTTCGATTCCTGCTCCCTCCGCTCGGGGTAGGTGTGCCGTGTGTTCAGGGGAGTGCTAGCGCCCTCCACCGGCCCCGCCCCGACCAACTTCATGCGCCGTGTGGTGGTGAGATCCCATCCTCGGCGCTCCCCTTCGCCGCCGGGTGGAGCAGTCTGGTAGCTCGCGTGGCTCATTCCCACGAGGTCGCGGGTTCGAATCCCGCCCCGGCTATTTACACCCCCTTGCTGGCGTGGTGTAGGAGGCGATCCACAAGACAGCACGCGGTTGCGAAGCTAATCCCTTAGTCGTTGAGACGAGAACCGCCTGGATATCGCGGACCGGGCAGGCCGAGGGGCCGGGTGACAAATCGGAAGTCCCGGCCGCCAGCAACACACCTAGCGCCGTAGGGCAGCGGAAGCCCACCCGCCTCCTAAGCGGGAAGCCCCAGGTTCGATTCCTGGCGGCGCTGCTGACGACCAGACCCGCCATTGGTTGCGGGCCTACTGGCCGTCCCTCACCGAGCAGCCGTTCCCATTGCGGTTCGGGATGCATCTGCTCGGTTTGCTGACACAGGCGGCTCTGTACCCGATCCCCAGCGCACTTCGGATCGGATCACCCGTCTCTGCCCGGGGTGGGCCTTTGGCCTGTACCCGGCGAATCGCTGAGTGCGAGCAGCTAAGACCCGGGCGCCTCTCGCGTGGAGGGATGCGCCCCCCGCGCCCGGGATGACCTTCGTTCTTACTCACCGGCTCGTCCGGTGCCCGCCCACGGCCGGGGTTGTGCCGCCGTGTTCGCCGAGACCAGCTAGGCGCCCGCGTAGGTGCGGGGAACAAATCCCGCTGGCCACACCACAGGAGGAAGAAGTGACTCTCACCGCCAAGCTGCTCCGGTTCATCCGGAGCGTCCGTACCCAGGGCCTGCGCACTGCCATTCGGTGGAGCGTACGTCGATGCACCCAGCAGTGGAAGTCGCGCTGCGAACTCATCCCCTACGTGCTTCGACGCTCGTTTCGGGATCTGGGCATGGCCTGGCGACTCGCACCCATCGCAGGAGGGGCACCCGACGACGACGATTCGGACGACGACTCCGATTCAGATGCGGACGGCGGCCCTGCCGACGATGACGACAGCGACGACGATTCCGACGATGACGACTCGGACTCCGACGATGACTCGGATGACGACGACACCTCAGACGACGACGAGCCGCTGTCAGACAAAGAGCGCAAAGAGTTCCACCGGCTGAAGCGTGAGGCCGCAGACCGCTCGAAGAAGGACCGCGAGACGCGCAGGAAAGAGGCGGAGGAGAAAGGCAAGTGGAAAGAGCTCCACACCGAGACCGAGAAAGAGCGCGATGAGGCGATCGACCGGGCTGAGAAAGCCGAGGCCGAGCTCGCCACCCATGTGCGCAACACCAAAGTCTCGAAGGTCGCGAAGCGCCTGAAGTTCAACGACCCCGAGGACGCCCACCACTTCCTCCCCGAGAACGCCGCAGACGGCACAGAGGCCGAGCTCGAGAAGTCCCTGCGCGAGGTGCTCAAGAAGAAGAGCTACCTGGCCAGCAAGGGCTCCAAGCGCAAGGCCAAGCCTGGCGGCGGCGGTGACGACGACGACAACCCCACCGACGCGGACGACATCGGCGAGCTGGATGACCCAAAGGCCATCCGCGAGGCGGTGAAGAAGTCGCGCGCTTAGACCAAAGGATGTGCTGCTGAATCGCTAACAAATTCATCACCCCCGAGGTCGTGTCTCGCTACGCGTACGCGACCCTCTACGAGACCATCGTCATGGCGGGCCTCGTGTTCCGCAACTACGACGCCGACTTCAACGGTGCCGTAGGCGACACGGTCACGGTCCGAAAGCCGGCCGTCTTCGAGGCGGACGAGTACAACCGCGAAGAAGGCCTGGAAGTCCAGAGCGCCGAAGAGGATAGCTTCTCGGTGACCCTGGACAAGCTGCTCGACGTTTCCTTCACTGTCAAGTCGGAGGAGTGGACGCTCGACATCGCGGACTTCCACGAGCAGCTCATCGTGCCGGCCGTCGAAGCGATCCGCCAGAAGGTCGACGCACTGATAATCACCCAGGCGCTGGCCGACGTTTCCCAGGAGGTCGGATCGACCGAAGGCCGGGAGTGGGACAACCCTCGCTCTCTGATCGACGCTCGACGTCTCCTGAACAAGAAAAACGTGCCGGAGACCGACCGCCACGCCGTCATCGGACCCGACACCGAGGCTGGCTGGCTCGACGATGACCTGAGCAACCGGGCCGACGCATCCGGGACGACCGACGGGCTGCGCAATGCCGCCCTGAAGCGCCTGTTCGGGTTCGACACGTACATGAGCCAGGGCGTCAACGGCGAACCGGAGGAGAGCCTCGCTTTCCACCGCTCTGCCTTCGCCCTGGTCTCGCGGACCCTGGCGACTCCGCAGGGTGCAGCGAAAGCTGCTTCCTTCGGTGCCGATGGCGTCGGGATCCGGGCGGTGTTCGACTACGACACGGACCAGAAGGAGGACATCATCTCCCTGGACACCCTCGTCGGCGTGAAAACGCTCGACGCGGACCGTGCGGTCATCATCACCGAGGGCGGCTCCTGAGCCACCCTATGAAAGCCCCCCGGGACATAGCGCCCGGGGGGCTTTCGCTTTGCATCCTCGTGCCTGTGCTGCGTCGGCCGCACAGGGTGGCACCGCTGCTTGAGTCGATCGAGGCTGCGACACCCGAGCCCCACCATGTGCTCTTTATTGCCGACGAGGACGACACGGCGGAGATCACCGCGCTCGACAAGGCCGGCGCTGAGTACCTCGCCCTCTCGCCCCCGGTCAACTACGCCGCGAAGATCAACGCGGGCTACCGGGCCAGCACCGAGTCCCTCTTCTTCATGGCCGCAGACGACCTCGACTTCCACGCCGAGTGGTTCCGTCGCGCCGCTTCCTACCTCTCCGCCGACATCGACGTCGTCGGCACCAACGACCTCTGCAACCCGCGGGTGATGTGCGGCCAGCACTCCACCCACACCCTTGTGCGTCGCTCCTACATCGAATCGCAGTCCGGCGTCATCGACGAACCGGACACGGTCTTGCACGAGGGCTACAAGCACGAGTACTGCGACGACGAGTTCGTGCAGACGGCGCAGTCTCGGGGCTGCTACGCGCACGCCTTCGACGCCCTGGTCGAGCATCTGCACCCGCTGGTCGAGAAAGCGCCGGACGACGAGACCTACGAGTTGGGGCGGGCCGAGACCAACGTCTCCCGCCGCCTCTTTCGCCGCCGAAAACGTCTATGGCAGACGTAACGGTCCTGACCGCCATGTACGGCGGTTGCGACGTCATCCGCCCGCAGGCTGCCCAGGACATCGACGTGGACTGGATCTGCGTCACCGACGACCCCGACCTCCACGCGCCGGAGCCGTGGCAGACCATCCTCGAGCCCGGCCACTACGAGCACCCCTGCATGTCGGCCAAGCGCTATAAGCTGGCACCTAACACCGTTACCGATCACGAGCATGTGATCTGGGTCGATGCGAGCATGGAGGTCACCGCGCCGGAGTTCGCGCGACAGGCGCTCGACCACATCCACGACGGCATCGCCACCTGGCGCCACCCGCGCCGCGACTGCATCTACGCCGAGGCGCAGGCCAGCCTTGGCGCCGAGGCACAGGACGGGAAGTACGACGCGCTCCCCATCGCGGAGCAAGTAGCGCACTACCGCGCCGAGGGCCACCCCGAACACGGCGGCCTCTACGCCTGCGGGACGCTCGCCTGGGACACGACTAACCCGCGAGCGCAGGAGCTGGGCGAGGAGTGGCTCGACGAGTGTGAGTGCTGGGGCTACCAGGACCAGATCAGCTTCCCCGTCGTGTGCCGGCGGCTTGGCATCACCCCGGGCGTCTTCCCTCACCCGCAAATCGTCGGCCGCGCCGACGGCGCTTTGGAGAACCCGTGGCTACGGATTCACCCGCACCTGTGAGCAACCTCGGAAAGTGGGACGACTGGTACGCCGACCTTGCCGAGCCTGAGCCTTACGCCCTCACGCCCACTTATGCGCTCGGGGCGGCCTGGCTCGCCGAGTGCGCCCTGATCGAGGACTGGGGCGCCGGCAAAGGCTGGCTGCGGACCCTGGTCGAGCCCGAGCGCTACCGGGCGATCGACGGCTCTGCCTCTCCCTTCGCCGATGAGATCGCCGACCTGGCGGAGTACCGCAGCCAGACGCCCGGCCTCTTCATGCGTCACGTCCTCGAGCACAACCTTGGCTGGGCGGAGATCCTCGACAACGCGCTCGCGAGCTTCACCGAGCGTATGGCGCTGATCCTCTTCACGCCCCTGGTCGACGAGACCCGGGTCGCCGCCTGGCAAGAGGACCCCGGTGTGCCCGACATCACCTTCGTGCTGAGCGACCTGACCGACCCGATAGAAGCCGCCGGCGTCCGCTGGGCTGCCGAGACTCTCGTCACCGAGTCCCACTACGGCACAGAGACGATCTTCTACCTGCGCAAGTGACCGTTTCCCTGCTCGTCCCGATCGAGCCCGACGGGGGCGAGCGCGATCGCAACTGGCGCTGGCTACGCTCGCGCTATCAGCGGCTCTTCCCGGGCTGGGAGATCGTTGAGCGCGGCTGTTCGGGCGGGTGGTCCAAGGGCGAGGCAGTCAACGCAGCCGCACAGGCCGCGAGCGGCGAGGTGCTGGTCATCGCCGACGCAGACCTATTGCTGGCGCGTGACGGCCTCACGGAGGCCCTCGTCGCGTTGAAGCGGGGTGCACCGTGGGTGGTCCCACACGGCAGAGTCCTTCGCCTCACGGAGGCGTGTACGGCCAAGGTGCTCGCCGGGGACATGCCCGCCTTCCCGGCGCCGCTCGAGAGCAGCTCGCTGGCGCGGCCATCGCGTCTCGGACCCGCTGGCGGGGGCGTCACCGTCCTGCGCCGCGAGGCTTTCCACGCTGTCGGCGGCATCGACCCAGACTTCACGGGATGGGGCGGGGAGGACATTAGCTTTGCGCGGGCCCTGGACACACTCGTGGGTCCTCATCGACGCCTCGGCGCGCTCGCCTGGCATCTCTGGCATCCGCCGATGGAGCGCCGCCTCGGCAACAGAGCTTCATCCGCCAACGAGCGTCTCGCTGCCCGCTACCTCGACGCAGTCGGTGACCCAATCTCAATGGCCGCGCTGGTCGCGCGATGACCACCGTGCTCGTGCCTTGGCGACCCTCGCCGCAGCGTGAGGCCATCTGGACGTACGTACAACGTCTGTACGCCGAGCGCCACCCAGACTGGGAGGTGCGGCTCTGCGAGGCGTCGACGGGCCCGTGGTGCAAGGCAGCGGCGCTCATGGACGCTGTTAGCGGATGCGCTGACGACGTCGTGGTCATCGCTGACGCCGATGTGTGGTGCAACGGAATCGCCGAGGCGGTCGAGGCCGTCGGCCCGCGCCACCGATGGGCGGTCCCGCACCTCAAGGTTCGCCGCCTGACGCAGGAGGCCACGGCCGAAGTCCTGGCCGGCGCCGACCCGGCGACGCTACCGACCGAATCGCGCCCCTACAACGGGATGCTCGGCGGTGGCATCGTGGCCGTTCAGCGCCAGGCCCTGCTTGAAGTCCCGCTCGACCGCCGCTTCGTGGGCTGGGGCCGCGAGGACTGCGCCTGGCGCGACGCGATGCTGACCCTCGCGGGCAAGGCATGGCGCGGAGACGCACCGCTCTTCCACCTCTGGCACCCGCCGCAGCCCCGACCACGAGCAGCGCGAACCGAATCCTTCCCTCACAACGAGGCGCTGTACGCGTGCTACGTCGCTGCGCGCAAGAGACCTGACCAGATGTGGGCGCTGATCGCCGAGGCGAAGGGCGCCACAACCCCTGACATCACCGACCCCCTGGAGGACGCCTGCATGTACCGCTACCGCAACGAGAACACCGGCCAGATCGTCGAGCACGCCGAGCCAAAGGCACGGCTGGAGAAGCTGGACAACTGGACGTTGCTCGGAGAGGGCGATGAGCCGGAGGTCGAGGCCGTCGAGACGGTGTCGGTCGACGAGCTGCGAGCGGACATCGGGGAGTTCGAGGACGACGAACTTCTGCTCATCGCGGACTGCATGCTGAGTGAGTTGGCGAGCCGCGGCTTGGAGGGCCAGATCATCGACGACCCTGCGGATGCGCCCGAGACGGACCAGCACTCAAGCTCAACGGCGCCCAGCGAGGACACAGGCGGCAGCTCACCTGAACAACCCGCCCCCCAGACCGTCACCGAGGCCACCGACGCCGCGATCGAGCTGGCCGAGGCCGAGGAGATCGACCTTGTGGTCATCGGTTCCGGTTCCGGCGAGGGTGGCCGCATCACGGTCGCCGACATCCGCAAGGCAGTAGAGGCGCGGGATGGCAGCCCGACGTAAGAAACGCAGCAACAAGCGATTCATCCAGGGCGCGATCAAGCGTCCGGGCCAGCTCCATGCCGACCTCGGAGTGCCGAAGGGCAAGACGATCCCGGTAGCCAAGCTGCGCGCCGCTGCCAAGCGCAAGGACAAGGTGGGCCAGCGTGCCCGCTTCGCCCTGGCGCTCCGCGGAATGAACAAGAAGCGCCCGAGCTCGAAGCGCAAAAAGCGCAGTGCGCCTAAACGGCGTCGGCGCACTACCCCCAAACGGAGGAAGTAGACATGGCTGTCACCGCCAAGTGGTATGGAACCCCGATCAAGAACATGTTCTCCGGCGCCAACGTCGTCGACTGGGACACCGACACGATCAAGATCGCACTGGTCAAATCCGGTTACACACCGGATCAGGACGCCCACGACTTCTTCAACGACATCACCGAAGAGCTGGCGACTGCCAATGGCTACACGGCCGGTGGCGCGACGCTGGTCTGCTCGGCTCCGACCTACGACAGCGCGACGAACGAGATGCGCCTGGACGCAACCGACCCCTCGTGGACGGCCACGGGCGCGGGCATCACCGCCCGCTACGCGATCATCTACAAGTCGACCGGCACAAGCTCGACCTCGCCGCTGATCGCCTACATCGACTTCGGTGCCGACAACACGGCGGCTGCGGGCTCGACCTTCACCATCGTCTTCGACGCAACGGGTGTCGCCAAGATCACGGCGTCCTAGGGCGGGGGGCCTAGATGGCCGTCGTCACCACTGCACCTGAAGTTCGCGCCGTCGGCAACATAGCGAGCGGCGAAGGCGCGATCGAACCAGGTCTTCCGACGGGAACGATCAAGGGCGACCTCCTCATCATGGTCTGCGAGTCCGGCGGGCCAGCGGGTGCCGGGGGGGAAGCGACGACTGCTCTGACCGCGAGCGGTTGGACCTCGGCCCCCTCCTCGCCGCAAGTCAAAGGCAACACTCGCCTGACGGTTCTCTACCGGATCGCGACCGGAACCGATGCAACCCTGACCAACGATACGGGGAACCATCAGCAGGCGCGGATTATTGGGATCAAGGGCGGCACCTTCGACCCGAGCAACATTTTCAACACGAACGCCGGGGGGACGCAGGCGGCGACGACAGCGGTTTCGATCCTTGGCGGGGAAACGACCCTCGACAACTGCTTGATCGTCGCGTGCGCGTCGGGCAATCTCCCCGATGCAGTGAACACGACGGAGTTCGGGGAACCGACCAACGCCAGTTTGACCGGCCTCACGAAACGGATAGGCAACGCCGCATCGGCGGGCGATGGCGGCGGGGTCTATGCGGCGACCGGCGTGCTGGCGAGCAAAGGCGCCTACAGCGCTACGACCTGCACTGCCGTCACCTCTGCCGAACGCGGCGTTATCTCCCTGGCGATCAATGGCGGGCTGGACCCGATCATCCGGGCTGTCGGAGCGATCACGTCGGGCGCCGCTGCAATTGAACCGGGCCTCCCCGCCGGGACGGAAACCGGAGACCTCCTGCTCATGTTCGCCGAGTCTGGTGGGGCGACGACCGGAGCGGAAGCCAATACCGAATTGACCGCGAGCGGTTGGACGAAAGTCGCCACCGAAAAGAAAGGCAACACCCGCCTCACCGTCCTCTATCGGGTCGCCACGGGAACGGACCCGACTACGACCAACGACACTGGCGATCATCAGATGGCCCGCATCGTCGGGGTCAAAAAAGGCACCTTCAACGAAACGACGCCAATCAACGTCAGCGCTGCCGGGACGCAGGCGTCGACAAAATCGGTCTCGATGCCGGGGGCGACGACCACGGTCGGCAATTGCCTCGTCTTCGCCGCTGCCTCGGGGCATTTGCCCGATGCCGTCGGGACCGCCGAGTTCTCTGCGCAGGCAAATGCGAGCCTGGCTTGGCTGGTTGAGCAGATCGACAACACGGTCAT